ATGAGAATATTTACAGAACAAGCTATAAAAGAATATGCAGAAGCGCATCCTGATGCAAAAGTAGCTTTGCAAGAATGGACTACCATAGTTAAAAGAAGCGAATGGACTTGCTTTGCAGACGTAAAAAAGACCTTTAATAGCGTAGATAATGTGGGTAACCAACATTATGTATTCAATATCAAAGGCAATAGCTACAGACTGATTGTAGTGATAAAATTCACTATAAAGTTCGTTTATATTCGTTTTATAGGCACTCATGCCGAGTATGATAAGATAGCTGATTGTTCAGTTTTATAATTAAACAGAATCGGCAATTACCGATCAACCAAGAGCCATGACAAAGATAGAAACAAAAGCTCAATACGATTGGGCAGTAAAAAGAGTTGAGGAATTACTTCCACTGGTTACAGATGAAACCCCTCTGGATAATCCTCACAGTATAGAGTTAGAATTACTTTCTAATCTCGTTGCAGATTATTCTGAGGAGCATTTCGCACTGGGAGAACCAACGCTGGTTGATGTCCTCAAACTTCGTATGTATGAGATGGGACTTAATCAGAAATCTTTAGCAAAATTAATCGGAGTCAGTCCTTCACGCTTGAGTGATTATATTTCCGGTAAATGTGAACCGACCTTGAAAGTAGCCCGCGAAATCAGCCAGAAATTGAATATTGACGCCAATATAGTACTGGGTGTTTAATATGAGTATAGAAAACAGAAAAACCGCTTAATTCACCATGGAATAAGCGGTTTTAAATCGGAGCCGAAAGCGGGACTCGAACCCGCGACTTACTCATTACGAATGATTATCTAAGAATAATACAAACCCACTGTGTATCAATTGTTTATAATTAAATTTAAGCTGAATAAGGATACTCATTGGAACATTTTTTCTATTTGAATGCCTTCCCTATCCTGTCACCGGATACCCAGCCATCGCCGAACTGGCAGTTCTTGATGTCTACAATATAGACTCCTTTTATCTCCAGTCCTTTACCTTGTGCTTCTTCCAGGTATGTACGTGCATAAGCATCAAAGTTTGCTCCAGAATAAGCGTCTACGGCAAGGATGAGAAAGTTCGCGTCGGTCAGTTCGCCTTTGTAGATTCCTATATCGGCATCCACAAGACTCTGAACGTATCTGTCGGCTTTATCCTTCTGTTCCTGCGATGGTTTATTGCTTCCGCAACTGAATAATGATATAGCCACCAGAACGGATACTAATATATTCTTCATAACATCAAGTATTAAGTTTGTTCTTCAGTTCATTATACAAATCGGGGTTCTTCATATCCTCCCAATAATATTTTCTGTATCGGCTTCTACTAAATCCATTCTTGTCATCATAAACCATGATGCATTCCTTGTCACACAAGACGATTACCGAAGACAGAAGCAGCTTGGCATAAGAAAAGGCCTGAAGGAAGGCCGCTTCTATTTCCTGATTATTCTTCATGTGGTATTTTGCCTCAATCAACACTTTTGCCTTTTCTTCTTCCGGCTTGTTATCATAGTGAAGCGCATAGTCCGGAAAAATCCGGTGTCCTCTTCCTGCATGGATTGGTAGCTGGCGAACGTAGTCCTTGTGCTCATACCACCCCATACTATTCAACAAAGGTTCCAGTAAATTCACTTCAACATCTCTTTCATTATTCACAGTTACTCCCTCCGGCAATGAAGGTGTGTAGATTTGTGGAAGTGCGGACGTATCAAACCCTTTGGCCGCGAGCATACGAAGAAGTTCAGAATAATCCTTTCCACTTACCGGCCACCCGTTAACTCCTTGGAGATTTTTCCTTACGAGCGGATGGTTGGAAAAGTATCCATCAGCTTTCAGGTCTTTCAATGAAATCTTAGGTATAGCTATCCTGTCTCCGATATATGTATTGCTATAATAGTGAAAGAATGGGTCTACCACACCATCGGTCTGCGCAATCCACAGGCAAGTAATGGCACTCACAGGAGAAGTTTCGTAATGAACAAGAATATCTCCCCTCTTAGTGTCCATGTTTGTCTGCCAGAATCCGGTAGTCCAATGGGTACCATATCCTTCAATCAATCCACCAATGAACCATGCAGCCGATGGTTGGGGCATTTTGCCTTTTTCTTCTGTACCAAGAACATTCGGAGCATAATCATACATGAAAGCACTAAACTCGTCAGGCGACAATCCGTTCTCCGTCCTGAATTTGTAGAACACCTTACATAATTCCCAGTAATACATACATCTGGCTTTATAATCAGGTTTCTTTGGAATTGTAGGAAGTTCTATTTCAAAGTAGTCCGCAAGCTTTGTAAGCTGATAGAACTCGTCAATGTAGATATACGGGAAGAAATACTCTCCAAACAAATAATTCAACTCCATTGACAGGAATGGAATAAGTTCAAGCATCCGGTCAAAGTCCCCTATCTTTAAGACTTCCTCTGATTCTATTATCAGTCCCGTGGATATAATTTCTTCATATAGCTTACCAGCTTCTTCCAAGGACTGTAATTCTGCTCCTTCATGTTCAGAAACCTTGTAGCACCAGAAGTCTTCGAGGATTCCACAAATCATTTCTGAATTGAAAGAATCTTTGATTTTAGGATTGTACTTTTCGAACAGGCACTCCTCTTCCATCCACTCTTTTCTGTCTGAAAATGCGGCTATGGCGGACTTTCCTTCAGAAGAGTTCTTGTACAGGTTCCAAAGGTATTGATTGAATTTCATGTCTATAATCTTTTCATACAACCAAGAACCTGGAAGATATGTTCTATCATATCCTTAGGAAGTTCCTGAATACCATATTCCGGAGATTTATTCGTAGGAACCAACGTATAACATTTGGGGTCACTTGATGGCCCTAATCTCTTGATCGTTCTCATTCCGTTTGTCGTTACTATGGCATATACCTCTCCAAGTGGAAGAAAAGACTTATCTTCTATCTTCTTTAACGCAATAATGTCTCCATGAGTAATTTCCGGTTCCATCGAATGTCCGGTAACATTACACCAGCATGTGGCTTCGTTGTACTTCTTAAAGTCTATCAAGTATTCCGGCTTTGCAGTCTGGTCATTTAGGACAATATCAAATCCTCCTATGAAATCTACATTATAGTAAGGTACACCATTAGTAAAACTCTTTTGGGGAACTGAATCAATGCTATCCAGTAACATTCCACCTTCCCCAGTAAGCAACCAATTTGTATTCAGTTCCGGATATGACTTAGATATTTTATCTATTGTACTTCTTCTTGTATTATTACCCATCTTCGAAACCGCACCGTTACTAAGGCCACACTGAAGCTCAAAGGACTGCACAGATAGACCTTTATAGTCAATAAATTCTATTAGTCTGCTTTTTAAATCCATATCTTGCGTTAATTAGAGTTAATATCTAAATATAATTAGATTTATAGATTGCAATATTAGATATTATATCTATATTTGCATATCGAAACTTAGACACGAAACAAATATAGTAAAAAACAACTAACCCTCACACGATTATGAAAAAGAATTTATTACACGAGATTATGAGCCTTGCTTGAAATAAGATTATTAACTCAAAAACATGGAGTATGGAAGAAGTTTGGAAAGACATAAAAGGATATGAAGATAGATACCGAATATCCAATATGGGGCATGTGTTATCATTGTCTAAAACACATAAGACTAAAGTGTTTAATAAAGCCATTGTTGAAACAAAAACATCTCCTAAAATTCTAAAAGGCAGCAAGGATAAGGATGGCTATCTTACAGTGTATTTGGGTAATGGTAAAGAGCAAAAAAGGTTTAAGGTGCACAGGTTGGTTGCAGAAACCTTTATTCCAAAGATTGACGGTAAAACATTCATCAATCATAAGAACGGAATCAAAGACGACAATAGAGCTGACAATTTAGAATGGTGTACAAATGCGGAAAACCTTTATCACGCCAACCATACAATTCGACACGATAAACCATATTATAATCAGAAAGTAATATTGTGTATCGGTAATGGTTTTACAGAAGAATATAAAAGCATAACAGAAGCCGCAAAAGCCATAGGGGTAAGCAAACAAGCTATTTCTATGTGTTTGAGAGGACGGACGAAGAAATGCTGTGGTTATAAATGGCGATATAAATAGCAATAAATTACTAATTAGTTCTTTGAAATTTTGATGCAGAGTATATGGAAAAAGAAGATTGGAAAGAAGCGGCGTTTAACGCCATTTGTAGTGCCATTGTAAGTGCTGTAGTATCTGCAATTGTGGCTTTCATTTGTTCATCGAACTGACGATGTAGGAAACGATTGCACTGACGAGAGCGGAAATCAACATGTTGAAATAGAATGTGACGGTTTGTTTTCTTCGTGTATTCCGCTCTTTTACATATCCACCTTGCAAGAAGAAGCCTTTTCCTTTATCTGTGATATGATATGCACTGCCATTTACAGATGTATGAAGCTTTATATATCCATCAGATACGAGTATTTCTATGATTTCAATTATAGGTGTATAATTGCCAACGTTGTCATTATAGAATCTGCTTAAGACTTCATCCTTTTCTTGTGGAGTGTACTTTTTCATTTCTTGGAAAGGTTTTCAATGGTGCGTTGCTGGCTTTCAATGATAGATAGTAAGCGATCTGAGATATTCTCGGTTGTGCTTGAAACTTCAGTAACAGTTGATGATTTGAACATATCACCCTTACCGCGAAGCAGCCAGTCAGCATTTACATCTTCAATACTATTTAGTATTAAAAGAACTGGCTCTATCCCAAAACTTTCACCTGCTCTCATCAGCTTTCTTACATAGACATCTGATTTACCTATTAATGAAGCTGCATCTTTTACGCTGATATTCTTTGATTTAAGTATTTCAGCGAATCTTTCGTTAATAGTCATAATGTTAATAATACTAAAAGGTAAAACATTTTATACTGATTAGTTTTGTTTCTATACTAATTAGTACTACATTTGCATATCGAAACTAAGATACGAAACAAATATACGAAATAAAAATAGTAAAACCAACTAACCCTCACACGATTATGAGTACAAAAATCAAGAACCAATTAAAAGAAGTCATGCTGATGGCTTGGACTTTCGTAAAGAGAAACGGTTTCTCTATGAGTGAAGCAATGAAATGCGCCTGGGCAAACATGAAGCTGAGAGCTGCAATGAAGCAAAGAATCGTAAAGTTCTACTTCAAAAAGGTAGATGGTTCTGTTCGTGAAGCCTACGGCACGCTGAAAGAAAATCTGATACCAGCCACATCAGGTGAAAGCAGAAAGAAGAATGACACAGTAGCAATATACTTTGATACCGAAAAACAATCTTGGCGATCATTTAAAAAAGCCAACTTATTGAACATAGCATAATGGATATAAAAAGAATAGTTCTCGAATCAAACAATGAAGAAGAGACAGATTACTTCGTCTCTTCTGATGGTAGAATATTCAAAGAAATTACACCATCAAAAAATGGAAATGGCTATGCCATGGTAACGATATATAAGAATGGAATTGGCTATACAAAGAGTGTCCACCGGATTGTGGCAAAAGCATTTCTTCAAAAGGTAAAAGGAAAAGAGTATATCAATCATATCAATGGCGATAAAATGGATAATAGATTAGAAAATCTTGAATGGTGTACACCACACGAAAATACAGAACATTATCACAAGACGCTGAGAAATGGCAAACCAATGTACAATCAAAAAGCATGTTTGCAGATTATAGATGGTGAAGTTATAGCAGAATATAAGAGCTTGAATGAAGCCTCACGAAGAACAGGTGTAAATGTTTCAAACATCTATTGCTGCTGTATCGGAAAAACGACAACGGCTGGTGGCTATCAATGGAAATATAAAATTTGACAACCTTTTAAACATCGCATGACTATGACACGCCACGAAATCGAAGAAGAACTTGACGGGCTGTACAAAGACCTGAACTTCGCCTACAACGCAGATGAAGAGACTTTATGCAGGGCTTTCAATGCTGACAGCAAGCAAGAATACATCAAAGCACTTACTGAAGAGGTGGACAAATACGAAGCCCTTCTTGAAGAATACAACCTGCCTGAAGATGATGGCATGGACTACATCAACCTTCAGTTATCACAAGGCTTGCCTGTGATACGCTGGTAACTCACCTACCCTGCTGACGGACTGAACGGCAACCGATAGCGAGAATCGGGCAGGGTTCTACTTGATTTGTTCTTTGACATGATGGAAATTTTAGGCTTACCGTTAAGCCTGACGTGAAACGGACGACTGAGTAGCGATAACGGCTGTGTGAAAAGAGTATGAGTAAAGGGCTGCACTAAGCAAACGCAGCATACGAATCACACAGATAACAAAAAGACACTTATACGATTGCAGGTGGCCGTAGGCCGGCTACAAAGACAATCTTCACTGATTAGACACCAGCATGAACTATATATACCCGTGGCTTACCAGACCTTTGATAAGCAGTAAGGCAACCACCGGAACGCCCACGGGAACGATATTTAATACACACGGTTATGAAAATACTACTTTTTCTCTGTGCATTGTCCGTTCTGGTAATGCACTTCAATCAAGACCTGTCTGCTATGTACTGGATAGGATTTGTCGGGTTTATAATCACTGGTTTTTCAATCGCAAACAGACTGGACAATGAACGAGCTGCAAGAAACAATAAAAAGCATCTGTGATGAATTTGCGGACATCAACGCCATTCTGGCGGCACGCTCAAGGGAACTGGACAGACGGGAGCTGTTCGACAAGGAGATAGAAACGGAAATCAATAATTTAAAACAGAATAGACATGAAAACAAATGAGGAATTACAGGGTATGACGCATGATGAACTCGTGGCATACACACAGAATCTGCAACGCGAATCCGAAGAATACAGAAAATCAATGCTGTATTACATGGAAGAAGAGAAAAAGATTGAATCGAAGTTTGAGAGTTTCAAGAACATGGTCAAATCGCTGGTTGTACTAGTCGATTAGTTTTTATGGGTTATAGAAAATAGGTAGATGCCGGGCTATGAAAGTCCGGCATTTTCATTGGCAGATAGTTCAGGCGGTAGAACACCATGTAAGGGTTAGCGTGGAAGTCACGGGTTCGAGTCCCGTTCTGCCAGCAAACAATCAAATACTTAAACTATGGTTAGAGAAATTACAGTAGACGAAAACTACCAGACAGTACGTCTTTTTGACGAAATGAAGAAAGGGGACATCTACAAGGTTCCCTATGACAAGAAACGGCATACCGGAATCAAGCTGGAAGCATCACGCCGCAATCGTGACCTTCGCTTGATCGGGACTCTTAAAAACAAAATGGACGTGAAATACCGGGTATCAGCAACAGAGTATCCGGGTTTCTCGGCAATTATCTGCTTAAAATAAAATGCTTATGATAAACGAAGATGTATTGAAAATCGTCTTAAACAACAAGTCCTTCGGGAAATACGAAGCAGCTTCGATAGTAGGCGGTCTCAAAAGGCTGAAAGAATTGTGCGAATCCGGAAGGATAAGATACAAGACCAAAGAAGGCGTGCCACACAGCAGATGGGCTTGTAATGCCTGGGACGTGATAAAACATGCAAAATTGATGTATTAA